TGCAAAACTATCTAATATTGTAAGTTCATCTTCATTTAGTTCAGAGAACTTTTTATCCATAATTTGATCCAATCTTGAAAGATATTCTTCGTTCCCCGCTTGAACTTTGTCCATATAAAACGCTTTTAAGTCCGAAGATGTAAAACCAACACTTTCGGGACCAACAGATGTTTCAGAGATCCATTTTAGAGTTGAGAGAGGAACCATTTCCTTTTTCATCCAACCCTTGTTTTCTTCGAGGATCTCATCTTTAATTTCACCCAAGTCAATACCTTTGAGAGCTCTGTCTTCTTTAAATGGATTACAACTTGCCTGAACCAATCCCAAAGGCCAAGCAATAATTAAGAAATTTGCATCGGGATAGTTTTCAAATGGTGTATATCTGTCATAAGAACCTGGTTTGAATAATGAACCGCCACCATATTGTTTTATGATTCCATCTTCAAAAACGACGTTGGGTGATTCTTTTTGAGATTTGATATATGTTTCTTGGTTTTGAGCCATTTCTTCGGGTGAAGCAAACCTTCTTTCCTTTGCAATTTTTTTGATGTTCTGATAGATATTCATCAAAGAAGGTGAAGAAGTCATAACCAATTCCTCCATAAAGTTTGGTTTGTTTTTATACGCCAAAAGAAGTTTGTTGGTCAACAACCCAAGAGCCATCTTGTTCTTTTCCAAAGTTCCCTCCTTATCTAATTTAAGGATGTAATTCATAACATCACGGGGTTTAATTCCGTATGGTTTGAAGTTGGCAGAATCAACGGTGGAGATTAACTTTATGTCGTCAGATGGAAATATATCTTTGGGTGACAGAACTTGTGATATTGTTTCAATGTTTGATCTTGCAGATCTGAATGATTTGGATTTGGTGTCCTCCGCTCCGGCTTGTCTGTCGTGGTGGTCTGTATGAATTTTGAACATCGGTTTTCCGTGAGCAAAATCAACTAAAACTGGCATAATATCACCTTCAGCTTCCAACTTCTTGATCGAGAACTCTTTATCACCATATTGAATGATTTCAGCATCAACGACCTTTATACCATTTGATTCCAAATATTCCTTCATACCCAACGCAGAAGTTACACCATCCAAATCTTGGTGAAAATATATCTTTGCTTTCGGATATCTTTTGGATAATGCATTTATATCTCTGATACCACCCTCGTTAATTACTTTTTTCATTTTATTCCTTTTTTGAAGAAGTTGATATAGACTGCTTCTCGTCTGTTTTTATTTCCCCATCCCTCCCAGTTTTTTAATACCTCAGCCGCCCTTACAACATTGTTATTTTCAAGTTCTGTAGCTATGGGTGATTTTCTAAATCCACTACATCCTTTGTTATAAACAACATCAATCAAAGCTTCAAATATGGATGGTGTGACTTTGGTTTTGGTATCTTTCTGCCACCTCTTAATACAGGGTACACATTCGTCCTCAACAAAATCAGTCAACCAAGATGATGCAACTGATTCACTTACGGTAGCGCCAGGTTTAGCTTTGGCAGGATCGGTTGTTCCATAACCTATGGTGCAACGTCCTTTACATGATTTTCCCGGTTGAACTTTTTTTGGTGGATAATAAGCATCGTCATATGTGTAAGGAACAAATTCTTCATACTTTTTAATATGGTTAATAATGTTGTTCAAACGAGGTATTGGCGCTGAGTTAAAGTCCAACGATTCTTTTGAACCCAACCCAAATCTATTCAGTACATCATAGGGGAATACATTACTGGAAGACGGGACGGTTTTAGAATAACTCTGAGGTTCATCATCACTCAACATCCTTAAAAGGTATCCTCTCATACCTTGTTCGTTGATTTGATAAAGATCCTTGATCCTTTTTTTCTCGGATTCGTTAATTTGAAATTTCATCAATCTAAACCAACAAAACTTATTATTTTATCAAACAAATCTCCGTGTTCACTTTTACATTTTTTATATAACTCCTTCTCTTGTGGTGTCAGTGAATTGAAGGTTTCAGTACCCCAAAATCCGTCGTCATTAATTCCTTTTTTCACTTGAAACTGACTCAAAACTTTTTTGGATTCATCCCCCCACATACCATCCACCTTCACTTTATATCCCACCTTATTCAAAAAACATTGAACCGCTTTTTTCATATTTGCCTCCTCCATTGAACTTTGTTCTTTCAAATAATGTCTTTTGGTTGCTTCCAAATGAAGATTCAAAATTCTTTGTTTTTCATTTTCGTCTGTTGTAATTCTTCCCATAATAAAATAGTTTTAATATAAATACATCAAAACATAAAAAAACCCCTCATAAAGAGGGGTTAATGTTGATCCAAAAGTTCAAATAATTTCTCAATCCTTTCTTCTTCAATATCGGGTTTGAGGGTGATCAAATCAAGATCCAATATCCTGTTGGGAATTTTGAGTCCGTGATAGTCAAATGTTTTCTCTGAATACTTCCCGTCGATCACACCATTAATAACTTTTCGTGTTATGTCAATCGGATATCTTTTGAGATTTTCATCAAATCCTGTATTTACCAACCATACATTACACCCCGACTTTTGGACTTTCGCTTTGAATAAATCCACATAATCTTCCACTTTTCTTGGTAAGAAGGGTGATCCGAAACAGGTAGAGAAGACCACCGTTGGTTCGGTCACACCCACCTCCGTTCCCGCCACTTTGGAAGTATATCCCATCTTGAAGAATCTTGCTGCGTCTTCCAAATCAAGTTTTGAAATCGGAGGTAAGACACCAAAAGCATCAAAAGATAAGAAGAAGATATTTTTGACATTCTTTCCAAGTCCCAAATCATCTACCATAAACTCTTCAGGGAGTTGTCCCAACGAATATGATGCCCGGATATTCTCCGTAATCGATGAATCCGAAAAGTCGGGGTTGTTCTCATCGTCCACAACGATATTCTCCATCAAAGAACAGTTGGTATGATTGAATCTATCAGGAGAATGAATGGAGTCCCAAATGATTGGTTCGTTCTCTTTCTTGAGGTTAATAAGTTTTGCATAACATCCTCCCTCAAAATTGAAGATATGATCTTCAAACCATCCGTGTTCATCGTCTCCGATAAAAAACTTATTTGGATCCGAAGATAAAGTTGTCTTCCCTGTTCCCGATAAACCAAAAAATAGATTAACCCCTTTTCCATTTTTGGAGTTTGCATTTGCCGAACAATGCATCGGAAGAACTCCATGATCAATAAAGATGGTATTTAAAACGGTAAAGATACTTTTCTTTATCTCACCGGTATAACTGGTTCCACCGATAATGATGGTTTTGTCTTCAAAATCTATGATGACAAAGTTTGGGTTTTTAAGATCTTCATATGTTTCTTGGGGAACAAACTCCGGTCCGTGAAGAACCTTCCACTTGGTAAAAAATCCTCCACCTTCCGCTTGTATCCCCGTTGCATTGATGGTCATATTATTGAAGAATATGTTCGCCCATGCATGGGTGGTATGAAGGTCAACCAAAGTATGAAACTTCTTATGATAACAAACCACCCTTGAAGTTTTATATTCCACAGGTGAATTCTTGATATGTTCTTCCAAAGAATTCTTGAGTTTAGAATAAGTTTCCCTTGATATGATTTGGTTGATTTCCCTTGATTTGTCTATCACCTTATCAACATATTCTCCATCACAGAAATATCTGTCTTTGGGAGATCGTCCCGTGAACTTGCCGGTGGGGAAATAAAGAATCCCTTTTGAAGTGGTCTTTGCCCCTTCGTCAATTGCGATCCGATATAGATCTTCGTTGTAATAATTATATCTCTTTATCATATGTCCAAAAATCTTCCAGTTTTAATTTCATCACAAAATAATGTTTTGGCTGCACTTCTTTCTGCCTGATATTCTCTAATTCTTTTCCTTGCCACCTCACAATAGTTTTCACTGATGTCACATCCAATCCATTTTCTTCCGAGTTTCTCCGCCGCCAAACACGTGGTTCCACTTCCATTAAATGGATCAAAGATAATATCTTCTTTGTATGACAAGATCTTGATTGCTTTCCAAGGAATATCCAAACTGAAGGTCGCCTTGGTCAAAGATCTTGTATCCGCAAAATAATTCCATTGACCAAATACCAGTTCCATAAAATCCTTCTTGTCCTTCTCATCATAAACCAACTTATCTCTGAACTCACCCTCAACCTTTTCACTTGGAACCCTCTGATATTCTCCCTTCCACTCAGGTGTTCCCTTAACCTGTTTCTTGGATAAGTTCTTATATGCCAAGATGATACACTCTTTTGGGTTATAGATATAAGGAGCTGAAGGGCTCATCCAAGATCCCCATGCTGTAGTTTTACTTCTATGTGGTGAACTCTCCTCCAAATCCACAATACCAAAGAAACCAAATCCGATCTCCTTCATAATCTGCCAAATCTCAGAGGCGAAAAAGATCCTTCCACCCTTCTTCTGTCTATTGATTTCATATGGGATATTCAAACAAATTCTACCATCAGATTTTAAGACCCTGTATGCCTCGGTTAACCATTCCCTTGAAAAGTTCTTGTAATCCTCAAACTCCTCATCATCATCCCAACTGTCATAATCAATACCAACGCCGTATGGTGGACTGGTAATAATAAGATCAATCGAATTCTCATTCATTATATTTCTCATAAAATGAACGCTGTTGTCACAAACTATTTGATTAATATATTCATTCATTGTTCTTAATAATAAAGTAAAAAAAATGAAAACTCAAACTTTTGGTTTGAGTTTTTCCAAGATCTCATATTTTCTGATGATACTTTTGTCATCACTACCGCTTCCTATTTTCATACTATTAACTCCATTTAACATCTCCTCATAACTATAAAACATACTCAAGAACCTGAAAATCATTGGCTCCAAACGGGAGGGATATAAAAAAATCACAAGAGCAATAATAAACAACAAAAACTCAAACCAGTTCATTTCTTTGTTGCTACTATTGAAGTCGTAGTAAAAGATAAGAATCGGAATTGAAATCCATAAAATACCTTTCATCAGTCTAAATGAACCTTTAAAAGCATCTTGTCTGACCAACCTACTCTTATTGAACATCCCATGAATTATATAGATGGGTGAGGTAATAAAGTCCATGAACCTGAACAAGAGAACAAACCCATAAAGGATAATAAAAAACCAAACTAAGATCATCATTAATTAGATAAAGGCGCTTTGATGGTTGGGTGTGATTGATAATCTTCCAACTTATAAACTAACTCAACAGGATCTAAACTACTGTGTTCTAAAGTTAATTTAGATAGTTGAAATGGTTCTCTATTAATTTGTTCTTTAGCTTGTTCAATATGGTTAGAATACAAGTGAACATCGCCTAAATTACCAATCAACTCATCAGGTATCATATTCACTTCTTTAGCAATTATTTCAAGTAATAATCCGTAAGAAGCAATATTGAATGGTAAACCAAGGAAAGTATCTACTGAACGTTGATTCCACATTAAAGAGATTGCTCGTTTAGGATATCCATTATCGTCTAACCATTTACCATATGAATCTACTCTGTCAATACTATCGACTTTAAACAAATCCAATCTTTCTTTCTCACTCAACTCTCTTGTATAAACTTGAAATCCATAGTGACAAGGTGGAAGTACCATTGAATCTAATTCTCCAACATTCCAAGCATTAACCATTAATCGTCTTGAATCTGGGTTTGTTTTAAGGTCACGGATTAGGTTTGCGATTTGGTCTATCTGTGTTATCTTAAATGAACCAACTCTTTGTTGATATGTATGTGGGTTTGGTTCGTATGGCCAAGTAACATTTTCTGTTTTTACTATATTTTTAGGTTCGTTTATTTCCCACCTTCTCCATTGCTTACCATACACGGGCCCGAGTTCACCAAATCGTTTAGCAAATTCTGTGTTGCTTTTGATTTCATTTATAAACCATTCTTGAGATGGTATATCTTCATAACCAAGAAATGACTTTGTATAGTTTTTGTAAGCATCACCATCCCAAATATGACAATTATTATCAACTAAGTATTTGATATTTGTATCACCTCTTAAAAACCATAGTAATTCAGTTACCATAGTTTTGAACGCCATCTTCTTGGTTGTGAGAAGTGGAAATCCATCATTCATCTTATGACGGATCTGTCTACCAAAAACTGAGATGGTTCCTGTACCTGTTCTATCTTTCTTTTCTACTCCATTATCAAGAATGTCTTGAAGGAGTGATTGGTATTGTTTATCTAAACTATTCATATTATTCAATTATTGTTTCCATATCATGAGGTACTACCCACCTATTACAGTCCTGAGGTAAACGATGAATATGTTTGTAGTTGTTAATGTAACCCATCATGTTATCACCACCAACAGCATTGGCAGAATGGATCATTACCTGTACTACAGGCTCTCCATTCAACCATTGTTCAACCAACCATTTGGTACAATCCATCCCTGTTTTCTCGGTAATGTTATTATAATCTAAAGTGTAGTTGTGATAAACACTATTATGCCATTCTTTCATAGCCGATTCATCCAAATCATGATCTAAAGATATCAAACTGATGTTCCGTAAACCAATCAAAGTTACAGCCTTTACAAACTCATCATAGTTTCTAACAACGACCCAATCACCCGTTTCAGGTTTCGGTGTTCTGATGTCGTCTAAGTAGATTCTTTTCATTCTAAATCTATATTATACTGATCCAATAGTTGGTAAAGTCTTTCTCTACTAAGTTCATACGCATCCATCTTATCCTGACTCGTGGAATCGGATGTATATTTTGTTTTACTCCTCAACCATTCATCCATTTCCCGTAAAACACTATGCATCGAATTAGCTGTGGTTGCCATTCGGAAATCACGATCATCTTCTGGTAAATCAAACTTCAGAGTTGCTTTCATATTTTGTTT